CTGCATACTTTTGCTTGTAATCAGCGTCGTCCTTCTTTGGACGCTCAAGTGCTGGCTTCTTTCCTGGCTCTGGGAGAGAAGAAGCTCCACGGATTACCTTGATAGGAGTTGTACCCTTCCAGCTCTTTTATTGAGACTGGTGGTCTGGATAGTAACCAGTGATTACAGCATTGCCGTTTTCATCAGTTGTAACATCTTGAACAATGAAGTACTCGTAGAAGTCATTCTTTCCTTCTTTCTTGAAGGCAATGTCTCCTGCTTTAACTTCAGTAGCAGCAACCTCAACAACACCAACAGTGTTCTTTGTTGGGTCGTAGACAGGTGCTTCAGATTCTGTGTTCCACTCTTCAAAATTCTCAGGTGCAGACCACATTTCCTTAGCAGCAGCAAGGTCCTTGTTGTATTGGTCAACAGCATCGAGATACTTGCTACGAGCCTCTGCATCCTTTGGAACCCATAGGTCAAGTTCCTTATCCTTGTAAACCTTGCCCTCAGGGTCGTACTCTTTTGCCTTTGGCTTTGAAAGAACTGGAAGGTCACCCTTTGTAGGACCATCAACATTTCTAAATACAGAAATATCGGTGTCGTTGTTCCACAACTTTGTCTTTTGAGAAACGTGACCTGGGTAGTAACCAGTAACCCAAGATTTTCCTGGAACTTCAGAAGGCTCGACAGACTCGATAGTAAAGAAGTCGTTAGTTGTAACGTCTCCCGCCTTAAGCTCTGTTGTTTTAGCCTTTAGCTTTGCTGGTCCTGTTGGTTCTCCGACGTTAACATTGGTAACGGTTTGGGGTCCCGCTTCATTCGTCGTAGCTTGTTCCTTGCTTTCGGCAGGGACTTCTTCTTGAGGTGCTGGGGTTCCTTCTGGTGTTTCAGTATCTTCTCCTTCTAGAGCGTCACTGATTTCTGCTGGAGTGATTTCAGAATCTTCTTGACCTGAAAATCCTTCTTTGTAGATACCATCAATCAAGCTGTCGGTATCTTCACCTTGCAGTTGCAGAGCATCGCGGATTGCTTCTACAGGAACATAACCCTTGTAGTCTTCACCTGTCTCTGTTTCTTGAGAAAGAATTCCATAACCATCTCCACCTGGCTCAATGCCACGGCGTAGTTCGTTTTTCAAATCTTCTGTGTCGTAGTTATTTGCAATGTCTAGAGGGTCAAAAGTAAATCCTTCTGGAGCATCCTCTGGAAGTGGGTAGAGGTCTTTGTTAAATGGATTTGTGTCTAGAATGCTGTAACCTTCTGGAACGTCAAACTCAGTGTTCTTTGGAAGATGCTTTGCGTAGTCACCAGTCTTGGCGTACTCATCTTTCTCATCGTCTGACAAACCATCAAGCAGTGCAGGAAGTTTTGCTGGGTCTGCTTCTGCAGAAGGCATAGGAGCTTCTGGAATATCTTTTCCAAGCTCGTCTTTTACATCCTCTGGAACTTCAGGAGTTTGTTCTCCCTTATCTCCAGCAAGCTTTGCCTTAATCTTTGAGTACGCCTTCTTTACAGCGGTACCAATATCTTTTCCAAGTTCACCAAGAGTGTCACGAAGTGATTCAGCAGGGACAGACTCGTCACCATTTTCAAATGGAAGTTGAGCAGTTCCGTCACCTTCAAGAGACTCTTCTAGTGCAGAAGTAATTTCTTCCTCATCAAACTTCTGAGCAAGTTCTGCAGGGTCGTCTGTGTAGTCCTTAGACTCAACGTCAGGACCTGCACCTTGTGGAACGTATGGAGCTGGGTCCATCTCGTATGCACCTTCTGGTACATCAAAACTTTCTGCTTCAGTTGTAGCAGGAGCTGGTGTAACTCCAGCCTTCTTTCCTGAAGAGTCGCGAACTACTTCGCCAGTTTCAGCATCAACAACTGTGCCATCTGGAAGAAGCATGTGGTCTTTAGAAGGGTCAAGTGGATAAGTTCCACCCTTCTTCTCATAATCTTTAAGAGCCTTCTGATACTTCTTCTGGTCTTTCTTAATATCTTTCTTGCCAGACTTAGGAATGAGCTTGCCTTCAAGACCTTCTGCAGGAGTTGCTGAAGGTGCTTCTGGCTCAGATGCTTCTTGAGTTTCATCAAGCATCTTTGCTGGGTCAGAGAGTTCACCCTTTTCAAACTTTGGCTCATCTTGTGCGATGTAATCCTGAACATCAGACCAACGCTGTACAACTGCAAATGGTCGCTTGTCATCTTCACCACGGCGAGAGACAAATTAAACAGGAAGGTTAGGGTCTAGAGAACCATTCTTTCCAAGACCTTCTGTAACAACATTCTGACCTTCGCCTTCACGCTGTTGTGCTGCCTCAAATTGGTCCTTGGCAAAAGCGTTAGGAGAAGAAACTTTAACTACATCGTATGCATCATCTGTGTACTTAGTTCCAAGGTCAATCTTGGTTCCGTAATACTTAACATCATCTTCGTCAGGAGAGTAGGTTTCATCTTTGCTAAATCCTGCAGGAGCATCAATCTTTACAAGATCTGCTTCTTCAATAACAGGGTCGCCTGTTTTAACCTTTGCATTTGTCTTGCTGTATCCATCTGGACCTTGAGCAGACTTAAGAATCGCCTTTACACCTTCAGCAGACTTTGCTGGGACACGAACCAAATCACCATTTGGCAATTCCATGTCAAAGGTGTCGCTGTTTTCATCAGTTGCAATAGCGCGACCTGTCAAAGATTGAACAAGACCACTTGCACGACGAATAAGAGCACGAAGACCGCCACCCATTTCAGCAAAGCGACCCTTACGGTCACGACGCTGACGCATTGCACGAGCACGACGGGCTGCAGATGAGTTTCCATCGCCCAAAGCTGCTAGAAGTGCGTACTGAGGGACAGAGCCTTGAGGCATAGATTGTAAACGAGCAATTGAGTACTCGTACTCAGGAGATGCTGGGTGAGCAGTTAGAGCAGAAGCAAGAACTGTTCGGACGGTGTCATCTTGAATATGAGGGTCATCGCAAATCCAGCGAGCGCGGAAGCGCATCAACTCAGCGGTGCTTAGCTCATGCTTACGAGTAGAACGTGGGTGAGCAATTGGAAGAAGGTCTGTATTTTCTACAGCAGTTGAGAAAACCTTGTTGTGTTGTGCAAGCTTGATGTAGTTGTTCAACTCTTTGATTGAACGAATGCGACGAAGAGAGTAAGACTCACCTTCGTACTTAGCAAGAGAACGGTTAAGAACAGCAAGAGCAGCACGACGTGTGATGATTCGAGAGCCAGAGAAGTTGGCGTTAGAGTCTTTGACTAGTTCAAGACCAGCATCAATGATTCTCTTGTTCTGCTCTTCGTAAGAAAGAACGGGTACCTTTACTTTGCTCTTGGCAGCTTCGTTTTTAGCCATCGCTAGTTCTTCCTTTTCGGCAGAAGGTCTGAATCCATGCTGTCGTATGTCATTACTGCAAGAACAGATGCTCGCTTGAATGGGTTTTCATTGTTGCGAACTGCGCGAAGCCAAGCAGCGCGGAAAGCAGGTTCGGTTTCATAACCTAGACCTGCAAACTCTGTCATAGCAAAGATTGCTTGTTCTGGGGTTTCGTACTCTTCCTCAGATTTTAGTTCAACATTGAGTTCTGCTTCTGCTACTGCAGATGCAAGAAGTAGTTCTAAATCTTCTTTGTCACGAACTGGAACGTCGTAACCAGAGACTGCACCTTCTGGAAGTACAGCAAAACGGCACTTGCCATCTGCTTCAACTTCAAGAGAAATAATTTGGCACTTGTTTGGTCCTTGGAAGAATACGCAGTTTGCGCACTTGACTCCAATGTCCTTGACATCGTTTTCGTAAGCAGGTGTGTAACCAGCCCAAACGCCATCGCCATCTTGGTCAAATGGACCATGCTTCTGAGTAATCGCAATGAGTGCTTCTGCTAGGTCTCGCTCTTCTGGAATCAAACCAGATGCGGTAATTGTGGAAGAACTCTTCTTTGTAGATTTTGGATGTGCTGCTGGTAGCAAATCGTTATCTGCCTTGTATGCAGAGTTTGCTGGCTTACCAGACTTAAGCAAACGAAGGAATGCGTTAACGCGACCCATCGCCCACTGGTTGCGTGTCATCCCAGGTCGATGAGATACGGAATAGGCTCCTGCACCACGGCGGTAGACCGCTTTGAGTGTGGCAACAGTTGTCTTGCGACCTTTTGGTGCCTTCTCGTTGTGCTCTGCGACTTTCTTTTGAAGAGAAGACTCAATCGCAGGAGTAAAAGTGATTTTCTTACCGCCTGAAGCTGAGCCCTTTGAATTTTTATCAGAACCTTTGACACGGTCCTTTTTAGGAGCTGGTGTTTGAGAAATAGTGCGCTTTGCAAATTCACTATCCTCTGAAGAATCCTTTGGTACACAGTTTGGAACCATCTTTCCGTCTTTGCCTTTTTTCATTCCTACTTGGACGTAACCGTCCCAGCAAGGACCTTGTGCAGCGGTGATTGGTTCAACTTCGTCAATAATGTCAACTGCAGCAGTTACTGGACCGCCAGCAACCCAAGCGCGACATGTGCGTGCAGATGCACACTTAAAATCAAATGCTTCGCAGTAACCAAGTTCGCCAGCTTCATTGATTGAATCAAACTCATCTGCGTTATCTGTCAAACCGCTTTCAATGCAAGAGAGCATCTCTGGAGTTTGGATAAAGACAGCACAGTTGCAACAGCGTTGCTTCTTTGCAGTTTCTACATCAACGCCCCACTCAGCGCCTAGTGCAGTCCAATACTCTTCGTTTGGTTCTGCAGGGTTAAGTGGTCCATACATTGCACTGTCGATTGCCTTCTTGCGGTTGTCAAGATTAAGTGCAATGTCCTGTGTTGCTGGAGGGCAAGTCTCTTCAGCCATTTACTGCTGAACCTCCTCGGTTGCAGGTGCTGGTTCTTCGGTAGGTGTTTCTGCTGGAGTTCCTCCAACTGCACCATCAAGAAGATTTTGTAGTTCTGGAGACATTGGAGCAACAGAAGACTCTTGGCTTACTGCTTGAACTGCTTCCATAACTTCAGGAGCTACTGCCTTAAGCATTGCTTCTGTAAGTTCTGGAGTGATTGCTCCACGCTCTTGTAGAAGTCGTAGTGCAACTTCTGTTGGAGTTGGTGCATCTTGGTCTGAGAATCCATGTGCACGACGCCATGTGTCGCCAGAGATTGCCATGCGGTCAAAGCCAGCATCTGCATCTGCAGCACGGTCGTTACGAGTTGAAACCGCTGATGGGTCATACCAAACAGTAAGACGGTTTACTTCAGACTCTGTGAATCCATTTGCAAGAAGATATGGACGAAGATAAACAACAGTCAAAGAGTCGCAGATCAAAAGCATCAATGGTTCGATGTGTGCCTTGTAAAGTGCTTCATCAATCTGCAAAGCGTTTGAGTACTTAACATTTGCAAGACCTGTAACAACATCCTTTGGAACATCAAGTCCCTGCAAGATGCGCTCTAGTACACGGTCTGAACGCTCAGCAAGTGCTGGGTCGAATGAACGCTCGAACTTGAACTGCTTGATCTTGTCGCCAAGTTCTGCAGGTCCACGAATGATAAGAGGAACAACGGCGCTCGCAGATTCTTCATCGCGAATCGGAGTTGTCATCGCATCGATGAGTTGCTCTTCGAATTCGTCTTCAGCTTCTTCTGCTGTAAAGCCCGCTCCCATTCCGTCTTCTGAATCGTATGGATAGTCTGGGTCACCTTGTGCTGCAACAGAAAGTCCATCTGGAAGATAAAGTGCTCCTGCATTGAGACGAGAGCGTGCAGTTGCACGGAATGTTCTGTTGAGGAGAAGAAGTTCTGCGCAAAGGTCTAGTAGACCGCGAAGTGATGAATCTGCTTCATCAGAGAAGCGTGGGTGTGAACGCCAAATGCGTCCTACGAATGCATTCTTTTGAAGTCTACTTACTCCAAATGATGCACCGCCACCTTGTCCTGCACCTTGTTCACGACGACCAATAACATTGAAACCGCCACGTGCATCTGTAACAACTTCATCTACAGAGCGAACATCCCAAGACTCTGGAATTCCAGAACCTGGACGTGCTGGCATTTGTACTAGGTAGCATTCACCTGCGACAGAAAGATTAAGTGCTGCATCCTTGAGAAGACCTGCTTGTCCACCATAGGCAGAGTTAAGGCGCTCAAGTGCACGTTCTGCAGCAGATGCAAGACGCTCTTCAATAACTCGAGATTCTTTTACAGATACTGGAGCTTGTGAAGCATCATCAATTGCTGCTGCATAAATACGAATACGTGAAACAACCGATGCAACTAAGTTAAAGGCGTACTTGATTTCGCCAATTGCGTCGTAGTACTCCCAAGCTTCTGCTTGCCATGCACTAGAAGATGCGCTTCTGCGATTTTTAAATTGTTCAAACTCGCCTTTGTCATTTACCTTGACTTGAACTGCTGCTGCAGTAAGAGAACGAGGAACGTTGTATGCAGCAGATGAGGCAGGAGTGTTAGTTGTAAAAACTGAAAGAATGCCTGATGGTGTTGGTGTTGGCGCTACAACCTGACGGGAGCGATTAGTCCGAGGACGACGAGTAGAGCTAGACTTTGCCTTAGGTGCAGCCTTTATTGGCTCCTGTGGTTCATCTTTCTTGAATACAGCCACTGTCTAACCCTTCACTTTGTTACGGAGCACGAGATTATTTGTCCTCATACGCAGTCAACAGACCTGCTACGGCTGATAGTGCGAATGGCACGACAACAATAACAGTTACTGATGTAATGATAAAGCATCCGTAGAGAAGTGATGCTGTCCAAATCGACATACACCACTCACAAGTAAACAAATACCCAAGCTTTGAGGACTCTGGAGGGTACTTCTTCCACACTCGGTTTCGGATTGATTCGGTAATAACGTCTCGCGTTATTAGTCTGGTGATGCGATAAGTCGCCAGAGCAAGGATGGCGAACTCAAACCAAGCCATTTGGGTCCTCCGTCGATGAGACGACATTGCCAAATGGATTCCAGCTTCTTAGGCGAGAGCCACAGCCGCAGTTGGTGTCCTTCACAAAAGCAAGCATCTTGCCTGATTCTGTCTTTACGCGGTCTAGGCCCTTCTCGTTAATCATCTCGACGACCTTCTCGCGGAAGACCAGCTTTGGACCTTCTGGGGCTATCCAACTTCCTTGTCCCTTGAGGTAAATCCCCTGTGACATTGGCGAGGCTGAGATCGGAAAGAGAGCCCGGAGAAATGACTTTTACAAGGGCTGGAAATACGTCTAGTTGTTTTCTCATTATTCCTCTATGTATTCGGTAGGGATGTAGAAATTGTCCCAGCCGAGAGCCTGTTTGGCTATAGTCATAGGAATAATCAAAGGGACGCTTCTATGACTTTTTGGTAGGAGAGTAAAAACATCATTGGATGAATTAACGAAGGTGGCGTTCTTCCACTCTCGTCTCTTTTTTAACAGTGTAATCGGAAAAACCATCGGTAGGGTCGAATCATCGGTAGTCATAGTCTCTAAAGCCCTGACTTGCTTGCCTTTGCCATTTTTTACCTTTGGGTTGGACCAAACAACCACAGCCAACTCCTCAGGGGCGTATGAGCCTGTCTTGTTCTTAAAAACGGTGTTCACTTGGCAATCCTCCGAGCCATGGCACGGTAGGAGACTCCAGCGGCCTCTGCTAGGGATTGAGTCGGAACTCCCAAGGTGTAGAGGGTCTTCACCATCGTAGTCAGCTGCTGGTTGGCTAGGGCTACTGGGTGATTATCTGGAGTCCTTGCCCTATAACGCTTGGCTTGGTCAGAAAGCTCTCGTAGTTGGTCTTTTACATTGGGAGGGACGCCCGGAGAAATGGTTCTCAGACGGGGTGCTGTCCTTACAGGGGTAGAGACAGTGAAAGAACGAGGAGGTGGAGAAGGCACAGGTCTGTGCTGCTCCACAATGGCGGCACGGCGTACCCAGAAGTGAATGGTGGTCTTTGGCTGGGCAGGGTCTAGAGAAGAGCCAAGAGCTTGGAGAGACCAGCCCGCTTCCCACAAAGCCCGAAGGCGCGACTCAGCGGAGGCTTTATCCAAGGATTTGATAAAGGCCACTTCATCGGCTGAGAGTTGGGGGATTTGCA